TTCTTATCCAGTGTCACATCCAGTTCATCAACATACCTATCAAGCAAAGTTATAGTATCTTCTGTGTTCTCTACAATATCATCCGATACATTTGACGCATCCCATTCTGAAAAATCTTCAATAATCTTTACATCATATGCATCAGCAACAAGAAGTCGATCAACGAACTTATCAAACTCATACAAGTCCTTCTTATTGACAACAATCAATTTTACATATTGTTCTTTATATTGGTCAACATCATGATTGCTATAATCTTCTTGAGTATCATCATAATATATTTTCCTAAACAAAGTATATGGATTTACAATACGTTCAAGCTCTCTTGTTCCAGTATCAAAAATGTGAAAACCTTTTGGATCGTCATAATCATTCCAATAAATTTGATATGGCGTTCCTAGATAATATATTTGGCCATCATCTGACTTGTGATGAAAGTGGCCGGTGAACACAGTATCAAATCTACTAAAGAATTTTTTATCATATCCATTCTCTGAATATTGACCACGGTACATTTGAAAACCACTTACCTCTAAATGACCCATAGCAATTTGTGCCGGAGAATGAGATATTGATTCCATAGTTTTTGAATAGTTTCCAGAATTAATCCAAGGAATAAATTGAATAGGAACATCATCAAATTCTACAACCTGTGGCTCAGAATAAATCCATACTCTATCCCTTCCCACAAGTTCATCCATAGAATTTATTTCATTGGTATTCTTATAATAGGTATCATGATTACCAATAAGAATATGCAAATCAATACCTAACTCTTTGAAACGAGAAATAAAACGATTGCGAAAATCATTTGCAATACGATAACTTATATACTTTCGGCGATCAACAACATCTCCCATGTGGACACATGTTGTAATACCTCTTTCCTTCAATATTGGGAAAAAGATATTATCATAAAATTTGTAAAAGTAATCATTAAAGTTAAGGTTGTCGTTGCGAGCACCGAAATGAGTATCAGTTACTATTGCTATCTTCAATATTCGACTCCATGAAAGGTTCTAAGCCTTTAGACTTATCTACTGGTTTCTTTTTTGGTTTATATACATCTTCATCTGGAAGCATTATATTGGGATCAAACCCTTGTACAGAATACGATGTATCATCACCCTCCATAGTTGTCCAAGATACATATGCGGTTTTCTCTATTATTTTATTTCTGACATGGGTTTGTTTTTTTTCTTTGGTGATTCTTCGCAAGAAGGCGTAGTAGATGATTTGCGTGAAGTATGCGAAAGGGTTCTGCGACTTCTCTGGATTGAAGTTTTTAACATATTGTAAACAGTTCTCGATCCCATCTGATATCATTTCCTCCCTGTATGTATAATTAATAAAGTTGGGACGATAAGATAAATGAGTAGCAATTTTTAAAAAACATTCACCTATATAATTTGTAACTGGTGGTTGGGGTTCACCAACATTCTCAGCTACATCACAACTCTCTCGCCATTCAATCATAGCTTCTAAAAATTGTTTATTATTAACGTAATGGGTATTCGTAGTTCTTTTTGCCATTATTACTCCTTCACAATTTAAACAATAATACACTAGTATGATGCAAAAGTCAATTCCCTTTTATATCTTTCAACTGGTACTTGACTTTATAAAAAAAGATGTATATAATAGCTATGTGGTGTTTTAATGTATAGTATCTTCAATTTCTAAATCAGTTAACAAGTCTTCATAAACTTCTTCATTGGTAATATCATCTAATTTGGGAGAATTCACTTGTATAATTTGTTTTCTCACATGTTCATAATATCTAGATAACCCTGCTGATGCATCAGCAATTATAAGAACATGTGATGTTTTAATATTGAATAATGATTGTTCAGTATAAGGCCCAATCCATCTGGTTAAATTTAAAGATTCTACATGGCCATGTCTTGTAAGTTTAGATTCAACTTGCATTTTTAATGGGTGAGTTATCTCATAGGAATCGTCAACAACACCATCTACCAATTCACATATAAGTTCTTCCCCATTTAATAATTTAAGAACTTTATAAGCATTTGTAGTTGTGTTCATTTTAGTTTTCCCTTACTTTAGTTTTATCTTACTTATTTCGTAGTTAAATTGTTGTTCGTTATAGATATTTATTCGTTCTGAAAAGTGATTAAGCGTAAAGTTCCTTCTTTCTTTGTAAGATATATCATCAGCAATATCGAATACTAAAACTCCCATTTTACTCTTAGTAGCCCGCAAACCTCTTCCGATTGATTGCAAGACTCTAATTTTAGACTTTGAAGGTGAGGAGAACACGATGTTGTGAAGGTTGCGAATGTTAATACCAGTACTAAAAGTACCAAAACTCGCAATAATAATAGCATCCTTTTCATTTTCAACTATTTCCCTAATTTTCTCACGTTCTAAACTATCTACGCCGCCGTAAACAAAAAATACCTTTCTATCCTTTGCAATCTTACTTATCTCTTTGTATAATATTTTTCCATGTTTTTCTACGAGTTGAAATAAACATAATGTATTGCCAGAAATGTTGCGACACAAATCAATAATGAATTTATTCCTAGCGCTATTCGTAACCAGATATTCGAGCTCTTCAGCATAGGTCATTTTCTCTCGTATAGGTGGATGTTTTAACACCACACATTTTATTTTTAAGTTGGCAAGAGTTTTCTTGTCCATTAACTCTTTAGTTGTTACTACAGTATCAACAGGACCAAATAGACCCTCTAGTACCAACTGATGCGTCTGTGTACCGTCTAGCGTCCCTGTAAGACCATATCTGTACTTACATTGATGTAACTTGGTCATTATACCTGTAAGAGATTTTGCTTTAAAAAAATGAGCTTCATCTCCAATCACACACCCAAAATCTTCAAAATATTTCTTTGGCATTTTATAGATAGATTGCCAAGTTGATATTACAACGGCCTTAGTAACAGCTTTATCATAACCTTGATATATTTTTTGACAGTATGTGCCGGGACTCCATCCATAATCTTCAAAGTCAGAATACATCTGTTCAACTAAAGATGTAGTAGGGACTAGTATCAAAGTCTTTAATCCCATCATATGATAATAACGAACTAGTACATATATTATTAAAGATTTACCAGAAGCAGTAGGAGAAACAAGCAAAGTCCGATTTTTAGATATGGCGTGTTGAACAGCTTCCAACTGATAATCTCTAATTTTGAGGGATTTTCCTTTTGATTTTGGTTTGAGACTCCTGATGAAATTTCTAACGTCCGATAGTACAATATTCCTATCATCTTCTACATCCTCTTCTATTGTATATTCTATATTGTTTTGTTTGCAAAATTTCTTTATATATGATAACAGACCAACATAGATTTGTCCAGTACCTGGCGAAAATAATCTTATTTTGCCATCCCACATTCGATTACGATACATGGGCATAAATTTTGCGCCGGGCACTTCAAAAGTAAAAAACTCTGTCAACTCTTGAGAGGTTGAAGGTTCTACATTATTTAGAGTAAGATATACTTCATTCTTTTTAGATATGTGCATTTTGTAAAGTATTTGGTTCTCCGTAATCACCTCTGAGCATTACATTAAAAGATATACTAGTTCTTGTAACAGGTGTAGGTGGCACCCAATGCGTTAACCATGATGGAAACATAAACATAGAATCTTTATTAGAAGCAAACCAAATTATAGAAGAATTATTAGTATCCATTTTTTTTCTCTTTGGCACTAATACACCTGATTGTGGTCTGGGGTCAAAGAATTGTATGTTTGATGCATCTGTATTATCACAAGGATACCAAACACCAGAAAATACATTATTAGAATGTGTGTGTGGTGGGTGGGCTTGGTTTGGTTCAGATATATTTATCCACATACCTGTAATTTCTATTTTTTTATATTCGTATTCATATAGTTGACACATTTCTTCTGTTACTTTGTATACTTTTTTGACAAAGGGTTTAAATGCATCTACTTTTTGTAGATTGTTATCCACCGATTGTCTAACAAAAGACCGATTATCTTTTCTCATTTGATTAGTTTTTATGCAATTTGTTATTTCATCTTTTGCAACAAATTTACTTTCAAATACTATTGTTGGAAAACATGTATAAAATTTTACATCAGCCATGATATTATGCTCCATCTTGTTCCTTTTGTTACTACCTTTGCTTGATGTGGAAACATAAAATTGGAAGGAAATATAATTCCAGAACCTTTCTCTGGTTCAAACCTTTTATTTGCTACATAAAACTCACCACCCTCATAATCATCATTCAAATAAAGAAGAACTGAAACTTGTGGGTATCCGTATTGTTGACCATGACTATGATGAATATTGTCAAC